CAGCGCAAGGGGCTAGAACACAAACCTGTTCCCCGACACCACGAACGGCAGCCGACCACGATCGCACATGTTCTGCAACGAACGCTCGATGTCGCGGCGTCGCAGGTCACGCTTAGGCTTCTCGGGCTTCGGCATTGTCGCCACGCAGTGGTCAACGAACTCACTGGGCGACATGCTGCCGCCGACCAAACCCAGCGCCTCACCTTCACGAATGATTATTTTCTCGACGCGATAGGTGAAGTAATCGCGGGGGGCTTTCTCTGTACGACCAAAATCAAGTTTCATATTTGCATCTCCTTGTGTTGCACCACAGCCCATACTCCATGGTGTCCCACGGTGCAAATACAATCTGCACCACCCACGACGTGATGGGACAGTTGGTGGTACAGTACGAGGTTCGACTTTTTTACTGACCCATTTCGATCTGCACTACACCACGAAATTTTGGGTGCACCACCCACACCACCCCACGGTTAGCAAGCTATAACCCGTGGGTTGGTCGTGATGGTGCAGTATGCACCGTGACCCTTCACTGCACCATGGTGCGTCATAGGACATGGTGTAAACGCTTCGGTTGCAGGCACTTCGAGATGGTGTAAACCACATGATTGCAAACAAATGTAACATGACGTAATTTTTTACAAGTAGGGGTTTACATGCCCTCAAATGTGTTTATAGATAATCGGACCAACACAAGAAAGGGTACACAAAATGACCATCACCGCTGACACCGTTCTCGCCGAAGTCGCCACTCTCGAAGAGGCCAAGGCGATTGCCCGCGATCTGCGCCACACCGCACGCGTCGTCTCCGACAAGTACGGCATCGGCCACCCCACCACCGTCATCTTCGACAACCGCTACTGGGACTTCGTTGACGCGATGGCCGAGCGCTTCGCATAACCACCAACAACCAAAGGGATAATACCATGACCAAATACACCACACGCATCCGCCCCGTGTCCTGCTACAAGGCCGCCAAGGGCTACCAGCCGATAATCGAGTTCCGCTACCGCCGCGAGCTGTACTGCTTCGAGGGCAGCATCCACCAGCGCCGCTGGGCCGCCGACGACGAGGCGCAGCGCATGGGCGACCGCATCGACGCCTACGTCGAGATCATCGCCGCCCAGAACAGCTAACCAACTGGGGGCTTCGGCCCCCACCAACCAGAGGGAATACCAACATGCTTATCGACCTAGAATGCAAATGCACCGCCACCCACAAGTGGGAGCTAGTTGCCCGCTTCGCTTACGCCACGATGGCCGCAGGTGCCGCCATCGCCCTGAGCGAGCACGAGAGCTGCGCCTACCGCACCATCGACCGCCGCTGGACGGAGGAGCCTCTCGTCGAGACGTTCGTCAACGGCGCACAAGTTTAACAGGAGACAGAACAACATGCTACTCGTGTGGAGGATCAAATGACGGGCCGCAAGACACTCGAAGAGCTTGTGTCGGAGATCGAGATTGTGGACCCTGTCTTGTACGCGGCGCAGTCGGAACTTCTAAGCGCGTTCTCAGGGGTGCGCTACAAGCCAGAGCCTACAGAAGAGGACATAGACCGGTTCCTCGAAGCGGTTAGGGTCTTGAACGACATCACCAAAGCGGGACGTAAATGACCACTTGACCCTGCCCTCAAACTGTTTACAGACAATCGGACCAACAACGAAAAGGATCACACCATGATACGACCAACCCTCAACCCCAACGGCTCCAGCGCCTTTGACCTCATCGACCCACGCCGCACCGCGATGGACCTGATCAACGAGCTTATCGACGCGCTGAAGCAGATCACGCCCAACGGCCGCGACTACCCCGGCGATACGCTGGCCTGCGCCCGCGACCGCACCACCCACTTCGACCGACTGGCCGCGCTGCACACGCTGCGCGAGGAACTGCTGGACGAGGCACTGCACGTCCAACGACAGGAGAGGACGCTGGCATGACCTTCGAACAATACTCAGCTTGCGGCCAGATGATTGGTCACGGTGAGCGGTGCAGCAGTCGCTGGCTGTGTAGCGACTGCAAAGAGAAGTCGCAGATCGCAGAACAAGAGCGCGCCGCGATTGTGGCGTGGCTGTTAGAAATAAAGGAGCTTTACCTCAGCCGAGGCCAAGACACATACGTCGCGTTGGAGGACATCGCGCACAACATCGAACGCGGCGAACATCACGGAGCACCACCAGAATGACCATCACCGAAGACACACCAGAGGGCGGCCCAGAGGAGCTTCAGTGGAAGATCGACCGGCTGATCGAGCAGGTCGAGCGGCACGCCGCCGAGCTGGAGCGCGAGCGTCGCAGCCACAAGGAGACGGAGAAGGAATATTTCGCGCTTCAAGACCGTTTCGAAACACTGACCAACCGCCTGACCGTCGGCGTCCTGCGTGACGCGGGCTACATCATCGAGCTTCAAGACCTCGATGAGTGCTAATCCTGCGGCGAAGACTTTTAACAAGGAGAAAATCAATGAGCGACATATCAGCATTTCCAACAGTCCTCCCAAAAGATTGGGACAGCGTTAACGAGGGCATGACCCTGCGCGACTGGTTCGCCGGGCAGGCGCTCACCGGCATGCTGGCTGGCCGACAGCCGAACAACGCCTACCCACTCGAGCACCTTGCCCAAATGAGCTACGCCACCGCCGACGCCATGATCGAAGCGAGGGACGCGTAATGGCCAGACCAATGATTTACCCGATGGGCACGCTGGAGGTCGGCGAGGTGGCAACCATGCCAGCCGACAAGAAGGGCGCGCCCCGTCGCACGTCTAAGAACGTCAGCCAGTATGGGGTGCGGCACGGCAAGGTGTTCAAGTGCCGCACGATCAACGGCGTCACCTTCATCACGAGGTTAGCATGACAGACATCGAAGCAAAAGCCTTGGCGCTGGTGAATGAAGTGGGAAGCGAACGAACAGGCATTCAAGCCTCAAACATTGACCGCAATCATATCTTTCAAGAAGCACTATGCCGCGCCATTGAACAGCACGAAGCCTTTAAGCAAGAGGTGAGCGATGCGGTGTTTGCGTATTACGGCAGCTATCACAACGCAAGCGGGGAGCCGCTGGAACGCTTCATCATTGGCAAGCCTAAGTCCGACCCGTTGGTGGAAGTGTTAAACAGTCTATGGGGCGACTCGTTCTCCCATTTTAACGATCCAGAAGCGGGTCAATTATTCCGCGCCGCACTGGAAGCGCGTGGGCTGGAGATACGGGAGAAGGGGCAATGAGCGACGACAAACCGCTGGTGGATCGGCTACGCTATGACTGCCATCTTGCGACGCAACTGGGGGACGATGCTCGTATTGTATTACCGGCCATCGATGCCCGCACGATCATCTCGCGCATCGAAGCCCAAGCGGCCGAGATCGAAAAGCTGCGGCGCGACCATGCCGCAGCGGTAAAGGAAGCAAACATCGCCAAGGCGCGGCTTAAAGGCGTCGAGAAACAATGGCACGCAGACCGCGCCGCACTGAAGGAAATCAAGTGACGCCCAGAGAAAAGAACCTCGCCGCCATAGACACCATCGCGCAAGAGCACGGCTACACGGTCGAGGACATCCTCGGCAAGTCGCGGACGAAGCATCTGGTGCACGTGCGCCGCCTGTGCGTCCTGATGTTGCGGGAGAAAAACTACTCAACGACCGAGATCGGCCGGGTGATGGGCCGCGATCATAGCACCATCGTGCATGCGTTAAATAAACCAGTTGACCCCCGCAACGAACTGGTTTAGGGATAACCCCACCAACAACGAAGGGATGACAAAATGATCAACTGGACCAAAGACGAACGCACCGTGGCGCTGATGGCGAATGCCGTTGAACACTACCGCGCCACCGACGAACTGTCGCTTGAGCACGAGGCGCAGCTTGAGCTTATCCGCGACGAGTATCTGAACGAGCTGTGGAACGACTTCCGCCGCGACGACGTTGACGCGTTCGAGGAGTGGCACTGCCAGCCCACGGTCGAGGAGGCCTTCCTCAAGGAGATCGAGGCGTGACGCAGCGGGAAATATACGTGTCCGTCAGGATCGACGCCGACGTGAGGCTGTCGGCCACCCTTGGCTCCAAGGATCTGTGCGCCGCGATCTTGGCGACGGGTAGGACACACGGCCCCATGACGGAGGCCCAGCAGATCGCCGCCATCGAGTACGCGCACGACATCGAGTACATCGGAGGCACCATGGTAAAGAACAAGAGGGAGAAGAAGTGATGAGCAAGAAGATAACAGCCGCAGTCGAGGCCGAGAAGGCCGCCGTCATTGAGATGCTGACAACGATGCAGAGCGGCATAGACGTCGCCGCACGCACCGCAGGGCCTGCGGACATCGGCACGCTGCGCTTCGCCAGCGGCTTTGTCGGCGGCATCATCGAGAGCATCGAAGACAATCTGCATCGCGGAGAGGCCCCGCAGCCGAAGTCATCAATTATTTTGCCGTAGGGGCTTTTCATCCGCAATCAACTTGTGTATTGCATACGGACCAACAACGAAGGGATACACACATGGACGAAAAAGAACTCGCCGAGAAGGTTAACGCCATACTGGCCGAGATCCTCACGGAGGCGTCGTACATCGCCGCCGAGAGCGAAGACATCATCACCATGAACGATGCCATACAGCAGGCGATATATAACGTCGCCAATGACCCAGACGGCACACTACACTGAAGGGAGACATACAATGTTACACACACTTGCCAACATCGCCTTTTTTGCGGCGTTCGTATTTGCAATTTGGACCATCTACTACACACTGAAGGGAAACTAAGATGACACGCATTTCGCAATCACAAGTTAAAATCGCCGAGGCCATCGAGAGTGAAGGTCCGCTGACCGCCGCCCAGATCGCCAACGCGTACGGGGCGCGCGTAAGCAACGCCCGCCGCGCCGCCGACTACATGGTCGAGAACAATTACCTCACGTTCTGGGACGGCCGCTACAGCCTGACGAAGCTCGGCCGCGATGACGTCCTGCTGTCGCACGCGGCCATTACGTTGAAGCGGAAGCGCCGCAACGAGGCGCAGAAGCCTGTCGACGACGCGCCTAAGTTCGACTTGTTTGCGCCGGTGCAGACTGAGGCGGACGGCTTCCAGTGGTCGCCGGTATACACGCTTACAAATGCGCCTGTAGAACCGAAGGCTGATCCAATCTTCGACGAAGATGACTTCGACGATATCTTCCCGATCGTGACCGAGGCGGTCATGCTGGACATCGCGGGGCACAACATCAGCCTGTCTGTGGACGACGCGCAAGAACTGCGCCGGTCACTGAACAAGTTTTTTGGGGGTGAGTGACATGTGGGACATTATCAATCCGTGGGCCGCACTGCGCCGCGCAAAGATCATAATGGGACGCCAAGCGCAGCTCGTTGCTGACCTTTACGACGAGCTTGACGCCGCCGATGCACTGGTCGCGGAGGGACACTTCCGCAACCCGAAGACCGGCCGCCTCGGTCGCAAGGGGGAGACGTTCCGGTGACCGACGCAGTCAACAACATTTTATCCGACGCGCGCAAGGCACTGGTCAAGCGCGACCGTCTGGCCGAGCAACTTCGGCAGGCCGATCTGGAACTTAGCCAGCTCACCCAGCGCTACCGCGTTGAGGCCAAGATCTGGATCACGTCCCCGCTCATGCTGCGGCACGCCGTTGAGGCGCGCATCGGCAAGAAGCTCGCCGCGTAATAATCCTTGATGCCGTCCGGTCTATGCGATACGGACGGCACCCCAACAACGAAGGACACCAAAATGACAGGCATTAAGAAAGCCATTGAGATGGCCGGCGGCGCGAACGCGCTGGCCACCAAGCTCGACGTCACACACCAAGCGGTGTATGTCTGGCTGCGCAAGGGCTGGGTGCCATCCCAGCGCGCGCTTGAAATCGAGAAGCTATTCGACATCCCACGGGCTGAGTTGTTTAAGCCAGAGCTTGCCGCTCTGTTCACCTCCAACTAAACGCCGTGGACGAGAAGGGACCGCCCGTGGATAATGTGCAACCGATCGCGCCGCAGAACTTGACTGTGGAAGCGCCCGCCGAACTGCGTGAGCTTCAGGGTTGGTTGATATGGCGTCTTGAACCAGACATAAGCAACCCCAAGGGTAAGCCACTGAAGGTGCCGTACTACGTCGACGGCGGCAAGCGCCACGGCAAGCAGGGCGGCATTGATGATCGCGGCCGCATGACCACCTTCGCCGCAGCCCGCGACGCGGCCGCGCGCCGTGGCTTTACCGGTGTCGGTCTGGCGCTCATGCCAGAGTTCGGCATCACCGCGCTTGACTTCGACAACTGCGTCGACGCGCAGGGCAACCTGCCCCCAATCGTCAGGGACATCGCCAGCCAGACCTACGCCGAGTACAGCCCGAGCGGCAAGGGCATCCGTGCCTTTGTGCGCGGCTCCTATGGCAACCACAAGTCGCCGACCGAGGGTAACGACTACGGCTTCGAAGTCTTCACATCCACAGGGTTTGTGACCTTCACCGGCAACGCCATGCCCTACACCGACCTGCTCGGCCTCGAGGACACCGTGGCGGATCTCGACCACATCGTCGCGCCACTGTGCGCGGCGCGCTTCCGGCCCACGGCACCCCGCGTGCCAGATCCCGACGACTTCATGGTCGGCCGCGAGCCGAAGATCGGCCTCTCCGTGCCGCAGATGGAGGAATTGCTGTCCGTTCTGGACGCGGACATGCCGCGTGAGGATTGGATTAAGGTCGGCATGGCCCTGCACCACGAGTGCGACGGCGACGACACCGGCTTTGAAATCTGGGACGAGTGGTCGGCGCAGGGGTCGAAGTACCCCAGCGAGGAAGGTTTACGGACACAGTGGGACAGCTTCGAACGCCGCAAGGGTTCGGGCCACCGTCAGGTGACCATGGCGTCTGTATTGAAGATGGCAAAGGAGGCAGGCGCACCATCCACCCCGCGCCCCACCTTGGCGGCAACTGTTGACGACTTGCGCACAGCAATGAGCGCGGTTGCCGCCACGCCTGCATTGGGCATGTTCACGCCCGAAGACTACACCGGCCGCTTCCCAATCACGTCACTGGCCGTCAGCATCATGCTGGAGCCGGGCGGCTGGCTGATTAAGAACGTGCTGCCCGACGCGGGGCTGATTGTGCTGTTCGGCGCGTCAGGCTCGGGCAAGACCTTTGTCGCGATCGACTTGGCCTACGCCATCGCGATGGGCATCCAGTGGCGCGGCAACCGCACCAAGAAGGGCCGCGTGCTGATCATCGCCGCCGAGGGCGGCAAGGGCATGAGCAAGCGCCTGAAGGCGTATTTGAAGCACCACAAGATTGACCCGGCTGACGTCGACATCGGCCTGCTGACCGTGCCGCCGAACTTCCTGCTGTCCGAGGACGTGACCGAGCTGGCTGCGGCCGTGGCCGCATCCGGCGGCGCGGACGTCATCATCGTTGACACGATGGCGCAGGTCACGCCCGGCGCGAACGAGAACAGCTCCGAGGACGTCGGTCTGGCGCTGGCCAATGCGCGTGCGCTGGAGACAGCCACAGGCGCGACAATCATAATGATCGACCACAGCGGCAAGGACGCGTCGAAGGGCGTGCGCGGCTGGTCAGGCAAGCGTGCGGCGGCCGACGCCGAGCTTGAGGTTCTGAAGTATGAGAACGGCACACGCGAGCTGCGCATCACGAAGATGAAGGACGGCGACGACGGCCTGAAGTGGGGCTTCCGTCTGGAAACCATAGTCGTCGGCGTGGATGCCGATGGCGACCCGATCACGAGCTGCGTTGCCGTTGAGGCTGACGTGCCTGCGCCGGTGGTTCAGGAGATCGGCCCCAAGGCCCAGCGCTTTGGTCCGAAGGAGCGCCACGTGCTTGAGATCATCGAGAGCGAGTTTGAGGGCGTCGAGCGCGCGCCTCTGACTGAACTGTTCGACAAGTGCCTCGCCGCCATGACCAAGCCAGAGGCACCGAAGCGCGACCTGCGCCGCCGCGATCTGGAGCGTGCGATCCAGTCGCTGGCCAAGCGCAAAGACCCGCTGATCGAAATAAAGAACGGACATGTAATTTTTTGCATTTAGGGGCTTGACCCCTGCAACCAGCTAGTTTAGAGCCGTGTGACCAACAACACGAAAGGGAAAATACAAATGGCTACTCAATTTAACACTATCGACCTCGCCGGTTCGGTCGTTGACCGTCTGGGCGACATCAAGGCCCAGATCGCCGAACTGAAGGCAATCGAGGCCAACCTCATCGGCATCCTCGTCAATGGCGGCGAGGCCGCAGTGGACGGCAACACCTTCCGCGCCACCGTCTCTACCGTCGCCGAGCGTTCGTCGCTCTGCGCTAAGGCAGCCGAAGCCAAGCTGCGCGAGCTGGGCGTTGACGGCCGCTGGTTCAGCAAGAACCAGAAGGTAACCAAGGGCTACACGACCGTGAAGGTCGTGGCGCGCAAGGCGTAATCCGATGGAGAGCATCTTGGCAGCGGAATACACGTCGGGTACGAACAAGTACCCGCCAACCCTCTACATCAACCGGATCGCGAACGGACGTCGTTCGAGCGTGGCCGCATTCACCGTGTCAGGCAAGCGCGAGGCGCGCCAACTGGCAAAGCAACAGGGAGCAGAACCATGGAACTTTTAGACCGCAACCACTACCGCATGCGCGAGGACAGCAACCTCCTCGAAGAGGCGAAGTACAACCCCACCTCGGAGCTGGCCATCATACTGGCCGAGCGTTTGGACGACGTGCTTCTCGAAGCCGACACCGACATGGAGGAAGCGAAAGCGACCGCCGAAGACTTGCGGCTCGACATCAACCAACTCGACGACAAGATTTACAGGCTGCAACAGGAAATCGAAACGCTTGAACTGATGCTTGCCACGCGCGACGAAACTATTGAAGAACTGAGAAAAGGAA